ATGAAGAGTGAACAACAATATATAGACCTTTATCAGCAGGCCTCGCAACTGATTAAAACCCATTCTGCCGACGTGTTGAATGCGGTTCGCGATGAGGCTTTTGCTGATTTCAAGGCGCAAGGCTTCCCAACAAAGAAGGTAGAGCGTTATAAATACACCGATATGGCTGCGCTTTTTGCACCCGATTATGGGTTAAATCTCAAGCGATTGCCTATTCCTGTTGATCCTTATGCAACGTTTAAATGCGATGTTCCCAACCTCAGTACGTCGCTTTATTTCGTGGTAAATGACAGCTTTTACACGCAGGCTTTGCCACAAACCAAACTGCCCGAAGGGGTCATTATCGATTCTTTAAATCGCATTGCAGCCGAACGTCCTGATTTAGTTGCACCTTATTATGCAGGGTTGGCACAGACAAAGGACGATGCTATCACGGCGTTGAACACCATGTTGGCGCAAGATGGGCTCTTCATCTATGTGCCCAAGCATGTGAAAGTCGACCGCACCATTCAGGTGATTAATATTCTTCGTGCCGATGTTGAGCTGATGGTGAACCGCCGTGTGTTGTTGGTTTTGGAGGAAGGTGCAGAACTAAAGTTGCTTTTTTGCGATCATGCGGCCGATAATCGACAGTTCCTTACCACGCAAGTCATCGAGGCTTATGTGGGAGAAGGTGCGCAATTAGAGTTGAATTGCTTGGAGGAGACGCACCTAAAGAATACGCGTGTGAGCAATGTTTACATCGATCAGCAGGCCAATAGTCGTGTCAATCACAACGTTATCACACTGCATAACGGCATCACACGCAATCGTTTAGATCTTGTTTTCAAAGGCGAAGGGGCCGAATGCCATTGCAATGGTTGCGTGATTGCCGACAAAGACCAGCACGTAGACAACAATACGCTCATCGATCATCGCGTACCTCATTGCACAAGTAATGAGCTTTATAAATATGTACTCGATGACAATGCTGTGGGAGCCTTTGCTGGTCGTGTGTTAGTTAGGCAGGAAGCACAGAAGACTGTGAGCCAGGAAACCAACCAAAACCTATGTGCTACAAAGACAGCACACATGTTTACGCAGCCCATGTTGGAGATTTATGCCGACGATGTGAAGTGTGCTCATGGCTCAACTGTGGGGCAATTAAATAGTGATGCCTTGTTCTATATGCAGCAACGCGGCATCAGTAAGCGCGAAGGAAAGCTGTTATTGCAGTTTGCTTTCGTCAATGAAGTCATCGATAAGATGGAGTTGGCACCACTTCGTGACCGACTTCACCACTTAGTGGAGAAGCGTTTCCGGGGCGAACTGAATAAATGTGAGGGCTGCCAGTTGTGCAAATAGGTGGCCTTTTGAAATAAGATAATGATGGATAAGCTCGATATAAAGCAGATACGCGCTGATTTTCCTATCCTCGCGCGCACCATTTACGACCATCCTTTGGTGTATTTCGACAACGCAGCCACTACGCAAAAGCCCTTAGTTGTGCTTGATGCGATGCGCGAAGAGTACCTCAATGTCAACGCAAACGTGCATCGTGGGGTGCATTGGTTGAGCCAACAAGCCACCGATTTGCACGAACAGGCACGCGAAACGGTGCGCCGTTTCATCAACGCCCGCAGCACAAACGAGATTGTTTTCACGCGCGGAACCACCGAAGGGCTCAACCTTATTGCGTCGAGCTTTGCCGAATCGATGATGAAAGCGGGCGACGAGGTGATTATTTCTACCGTAGAACACCATTCGAATATCGTGCCTTGGCAGCTGCAGGCCACACGAAAAGGTATCGTGTTGCGCGTGATACCGATGGACGATTACGGCCGAATGGACGTGCAAGCGTTGCGCAACATGATCAACGAGCACACCAAAATCATCAGCATTTCGCAGGTAAGTAATGTGTTGGGCACCATCAATCCTGTGGATGAAGTCATTCGCATGGCCCACGAATATGCCATTCCCGTGGTGGTTGATGGGGCGCAAAGCACACCCCATTTCAAGGTCGACATGCAGCAGATGGATTGCGACTTCTTTGTGTTCAGCGGCCATAAAATCTATGGACCCACAGGCATTGGCGTGCTCTATGGCAAAGAAGCGTGGTTAGAGCAGTTGCCTCCTTATCAAGGTGGCGGCGAAATGATTGCCCATGTTAGTTTTGAAGGCTCCACATTTGAGCAGCCCCCGTTGAAGTTTGAGGCCGGAACACCCGACTATATCGCCACCAACGGACTGGCCAAGGCGCTCGATTATGTGTCGGCTATCGGCATGGATGCCATCCAAGTCCACGAAGAAGCGCTCACGAAATATGCCATCCGACAGTTGCAAACCATCGAAGGTATGCACCTTTATGGCATTCCTCAAGATGCCGACCTCGACACTTTGCAGCACGATGCCGTGTTGAGTTTTCAAGTGAAAGACATTCATCACATGGACATGGGCACGCTGTTAGACCATTTGGGCATTGCCATTCGTACCGGACATCACTGTGCACAGCCCCTCATGCAGCGCTTAGGTATTCTCGGAACTGCACGCGCGAGCTTTGCATTCTACAACACATTCGAAGAGGTTGACGCATTGGTGGCCGCCATTAAGCGCATTGCAACCATGTTTTAATGGCATTTGATGGAGATAGAAATGACCGACAACGATGCTTCTTCCACACTATTACACTGACAAAATCGAGGCTGGATGCGACGAAGTGGGACGCGGTTGTTTGGCCGGGAGCGTCTATGCGGCCGCCGTTATTCTGCCGCAAGATTATGACAACCCCCATCTAAACGACAGCAAAAAGCTCACGCAAGCCAAGCGTTATGCGCTGCGTGAGCAAATCATGCAGGATGCTTTGGCCTGGGCAGTGGGCATTGTGACACCCCAGGAGATTGACAAAATCAACATTCTCCATGCCAGTTTCTTAGCTATGCACCGCGCTCTCGACCAGTTAAGCGTGCGTCCAGAGGCCGTTTTGGTGGATGGAAATCGTTTCGATTCCTACGTGGTTGGCAAGGGATTGCCTGACGAAGGCACCACGTTGCCCCACACTTGCGTGGTGAAAGGCGATGGAAAATATCAGACGATTGCCGCTGCCAGCATCCTTGCCAAGACCTTTCGCGACGATTATATGCGCGAGATGGCGGCGCAATATCCTTATTATGACTGGGAACACAACGTGGGTTATCCCACGAAGAAGCACCGCATGGGCATCCTCACGCACGGCATTTCGCCCTTGCATCGCAAGAGTTTTCAGCTCATTTCCGAGCCCGATTTGTTTCAAAGCCAGCCTTAATTCCACCCACCTGCACCCACAATTTGTTCCAAGGTCAGACCTAATTCAGTCCTTTTACACCCACAATTTGTCTCGAAAGCAACCGATTTGCCTCCTAAAGCAGCCCACATTTTCCTCCAATCTGTTTGTTTTTGGCGAGCATAGGAAGAAATATTAACCCAACTATAATTGGGTTATCGCCGACCAAACGAAATGTTAACTCAATTTTAATTAGGTTGTTTTTGTGCAAGTATGATGCTAATTAATCCGGCAAAACGAAATGTATCGCTTTTGCAAAACGAAATGTGATTTTTTTGTGCAAAACGAAATGTGCTAAAATAGAGGCGCACACACAACAATTATAAAGCCGATCTGTACATCGTACCGGGTCGGCTTTGTCTATACACCGAGCTCAAATCTTATATTCTCATTCAGTTTCTTTCGGGCTGTACCTTTCCTTGCCCAATAATCTTGCTTATTATGGTATTTGTTCGTTGTTCAAATGCTATTTAAACATCATTCTTGCAGAGCATCATATCGGTATAGGTGGCGTTGAAGTTGGCGTGGGCATTGAATGTGGCTTTGGTGCAGCCTTCGAACGGGTTGCCGAGGTTGCGGTTCTTGCCCATCCAGTCGCATAGTTCAAGGATGGAGGACTTGTTGGAGGTGAAGTAGATGAAGCGGTGGCCATGGAGGACGTGCAGCACATCGAGGTAGTCGGCGAGGTTCCAATACATTTTATAGGTCTTGCAGTCGGTACTCAGATAGGGCGGATCGACGAGGAAGACTACACCAGGCACATCTTTATATTGATGGAAGATTTGTTTGTAATCGGCCGACACGATGGTTAGTCCTTCGAGATAATCATTGCAGAGCGGATAATCAGTTTTCCGGATGCGGTTGTAGAGCGTTTCTCGGCGTATTTCGTCGAGGTTTTGCTTGTAGTGCATGGCGAACATAATGGAGGAGGAAAGCGTGATGAAGTCAACGTAGCCATAGCGCACCTGGTGCTCTTCGATGCATTGCAGCACGCGTTGTCGATGCTCTCCAGTGATGGTTTTACCACGTGGATAGTCGTTAAGGATGAGGCGCAGCTGTGCGAGCAGCTCGTTGGTTTGCGGGATATGCGCAAGCCGGTGGCGATAGCCGTCGAAATCGTTGTAAACCACGGTGGCATTAGGTTTCTCGCGTTTGGCTATATGCGACAATAACCCGCTGCCACCGAAGAGATCTACAAAGGTGGCTGTGTCGGGGAATGGCTTTAACACGTTCTTAAATTCACGTGCGAACATGCGCTTTTGCCCCTGAAAAGGGAGGGGTGCCGAAAGATAGCATTTGCTCATACGTTTTATTTTAGTGGTTGATTGTGGCAGCAAAGGTAAGCTGTTTGCTGCGTACAGCCGCGGGTAAAGTAGGCTTTCACACTGCACACGGGTTGCAGTCAGCTTGAAACCTTTTGATAAGGCTGTAGATCTTTCGTTCGCTGATGGCATATTCTTCGGCAAGGTGAGCTATGACATAGGACACTTTCTCGCCTTGTGCCGTCAGCTGCTTGTATTCCGTGTATAAATCAATATAGTCGGCATCTTCCAATCTGATGCCTGCTTTGCGGAGCTTTTTTATCAATTCCTGGTTAAATTCCAATACTTCAATTACTTTCATTATCCTAATTTTTAGTACTTTTGCATCATCTCACTTACATAACAAAACAACTCAGCGTGCGGATGAAGGCTTTTGCCCCCAGTCGTGCGGTACTTCGTATTGCGTTAATATGTAGGTGAGATGACTATTAACCGACTGGGGGCTTTTTGATTTTTTATTGTCATTTTTGCCCCCTTTGCAATCCCTTTGTACAAAGGGGTTTGAGAAGGTGCTACGCTTAGGCACCAAAAGTAGCCCACTTACGCTTCAAAAGTGGGCCACTTACGATGCCTAAGTGGCAAGGTTTTTCTTCGCATCTTTATAGTTTGCGTTTTAAATGCTATATCCCTTGGCTAAGAATTCGGCAGACAATGCTGTGAATTCAGCGGGCATTTGAGATGGGGCAGCACTCGTTCCGTTATCCTTCTGAATAGGAATTTGTGCATCTCCAATTAAGTTTTTGCCCTCTTCTGTTTTTGGTTTCAATGCTTCTAACAGCCATTGAGGAAAATCGGGAGGCAAGTTGTCGGGCAACTGAAGTGCTATCCCCATAACCATCGACCACGGAATGCCTGCCAATAGCGTCAGTGCTTCTTCGTTTACCTCGCTATCCCAGCTAAGATGGAGCATTTCGATTTTCGCTCCATAACCGAGCGAACCGAAAATCCAATCGGCTGGCGAGCCTATTGCGTTGCGTGCTTGCACCCACTCCTCGTGGCTCTGATAGTGGAAGTATGACTGCAACTGAAAATCGCGGGTAAGATGAATATGCAACTGACCGATATTTGCAGCCATCAGGAAGTTAGACATACTGCATTCGCCTGACAAAGTGAGGACTAATTGAGCGCCTCGGAAATAGCTAAACATGGAGTGAATATCTTTCATGGGCCAGTTGCTGTTGGCACAATAAGCCTTTCCAAGTTCCACATAACCGAGCTGCTCAACGTCCGACTGCGGCGGATTGGCGATGGCCATGCATACCTTGTCGTCCAACGATTGCATTAGTGTGGTTGGGTCGGCGGTGTTCGTACCCTCCTCTTTTATCTTTGCAAGGGCGTAGAGTGCCAACATTCCTTCCATGGTGCTTCCGTCTACAAGTGAAATCGAAGCGACGTCAGGTGACACGTCGATAGCTTTCTTCAATATGAGATTGGCTTCACCTTGATAACCACTTTCATGCACTATCTTTTCCACCACTTTTTCCACTACCTTTGGCTCGGGTAGTTTCAGCGATAAGGCGTCGCCCGTGTCTTTGACCAAGCGAATGTTGGATGTGGCCGAAAAGGTTTCTTGCCGCAGGCCATCGGTGGTGTAATCGCTGTCGGGGTAGCTGAAGGTGATTTCTATTTTCAGAAATCCATCGTGCAGCCCATGATTGTCGAAGAAGACTAACAGGCGACCCTCGTCGACGCGGCAGTGGGTAAACACGTTGCCCACGCGCTGTGCCCGATACACATTGAGGCAGCCCTCGACGGTGGCTTTGAGCTTGAAATCGACCTGCGGCCATGGCTGTTCCTGCCCATCGTGCATCAGGCGCACGGCAAGGGGGAAATCGCTTTTCTCATTAATTCTCACTTCGCCCTGCACTATTTGCTCGGGCGTTCCAATTTTTAATTCTTCCATAATTGTTATTTTGAATGGTTGTTAATTCTCATTTTAATGCTGTTATCAATGCCATACGCAAGCCATAACCCAACGCTACGCCAACAATGGTCATTGCCAAGTCCACGACATCGGGTTTGCCGCCCCATAGCTTGTCTTTTAGTTCTAAGGCACAGGCCACACCAACCCCTGCATAGGCTGCGCAATAGGGTGTGTTGGCGAGCACACCAATCACCACACCGCCGAGCAAGTGCTTATGGCGGTTTGACGTTTTGAGAAAGTTGAAAAATCTGTTCATAATCTTATTTGTTAAATTGAAATTAGTGATTGTTTACACAAATACCATTTTTATATAGTGTTAGGGGTTTGTTCTCCCCCTTTATAGTCCATATTGTAAATTTTCTCTCGGAATCTCCACGCCCAACACCAATCATTTCACACCAAACGCCTGATGGTTTAAATTCATCACCACGCGGGGCTATTATCCCGTCCGACTCATAGCGTATATAATCTGACGCACCACTTACTTTTATAGATATATACGTAACGACTCGTGTTTCTATAATATTAAAAATCGTGATGTGCATAAATTGTCGAGGTTCCAATGATGGCAATATAAAATCCCCAAATCCAGTAATGAACGAACCACACGGCGTTGCTATATTAGGGCTTGAGGCTTGCAGGTAAAACCGCTTTACATTCATATCTCCACTTACATTTATATTCTCAAACGTGGCGTTCTTTGCGTCAATGGTTCGTGCCTGAATACCGCGTGTGACGATTTCTTTTGCATCAAGCATCTCGACATTAACAGTTCCATCGGCATTGAACACGGCCACGTCCTGCTTCTTGTTGTTTTGAAAACGCGTTTTATCGGCACGAACGACGAACTCGCCCTGCTGCATCTTCAGTTCAACCTCGCCTGCTCGCTTGGCAGCATCATTGGCTTTTGTCGCAGCATTGGTGGCTGCGCTATTGGCCGTTTCAGCCGCCTTGATGGCTTCTTGCGCTTTCTTTGCAGCCTCCTCGTCGGTGAGTTTGCTCCATTGATAGGCTTCGGGACGAAGTGGCGGATAGGGCTTATCCCATGAAGCTATGCCGAGGTATTGACCTGATGTAAAGCCAAATTGCTGGTCTTCGGGTGCTGGCGCGTAGTCGTAAGCGTCGCTGCCTTGTGTGATCATCAGGTCGGCGACGTAGAGATTGAGCGTCGTGGCGGCAGACTGCGCCATGCCATAGCGGAAGTCCACAAAACAATAATTTGGTGCATCGCTGTAGCCTGGATTATTGACCAGTAAGCTAAACGGCTGCCAGGCGGGGGTGGCCGTCACATCACCAGCATTCACTCCACCCATATTTACATTCACACTGAACGTGGTGCCATCCGTTTTCATGCGCCCACTGATGCGGAATTGACCGCGTGGCAGGTTGCTTGCAAACCGCTTGAACAGCTGCCCCACACGGTTAAGGCTCTTTGTTTTTGTGCATTTCATTCCGTTAATGCTGCTATCGAGCACTGCACCAGCCTCGGCAGTCAAGCCTGCATTGAGGGCAAAGATGTTGCGGCCTGCAAAGAGCTCGCCCGTTGTTTTCAGCGGAATGGCCTTGGTGAACGTCTTTCCACCATCGTCTGAATAGCGCACGAATGTGTAACTGCTCTTACCATCATGCCCTTTCAGGTCGATAACCTCGCCCGAAGTGGCCAGCAGACGGAAGATATTGGCCGAGATTTCGACCTTTGAAGGCGAAAGCAGGGCCACGGCTTTGCCCTCGAGGGTGTAGCCGTTGATGCCGCTGTAGATGATAAAGGCCTGCTCGCCCATGGTGCGCAGCATAATGAGCCCCTGCCGTTCGGGCTTAGTCTTGTTGCCCATCTGCACCAGCGCGTCATCAACCTGCGGCGCATCGCTGCCCTGCTCGCAGTCGGTTTTGCTTAGTTCTATCCAGTCCTCGCCCACGCTGGTCACCCTGCGCCAGTAGTGGCGGTTGGTCTTCCCTTTCAAGTTAAAGGTTTCAGCGCGTGCCAAGTCATCCGTCTGCCATAGGTTCTGCGTTTGCGTGGTGCCGTCGTCTTGGCGGAAATAGCATCGCCATGCACTGCCTTTATCCTCGACTTTTGTAATCTTCGACCCGCAGGCCGAGAACACCATGTTGCCGCCCACGTAAGAGAGACGGCGCAGTTCCAACTCGTTGAAAATGGCTTTGCCCCAAACGATGATGTCGGTGAGCGAGAGTTGATACTTGCCATCCGCCCGCCGATGGATAGCAAAGCCCCGCTGTTCGGCCTCGTTGAAGTTGGCACTGACCACCTCCAGCAGCGTGGCCATGCCTTCGGCTGTGATGCCGTGGCCGTCTTTCAGACCGATGCCTTCAAGGAAAGTGATGAGCTTTTGTGCCGTGTCGGCCTTGTCCTTACGCAGAAACTGGCTGAAGGTGGTGCTATCTTCAGCTAACTCCTGCGCCTTGTTGGCATAGTTGGCACGTGCCGCCACGTTGGCTTCCAAGGCTTTGTTGGCTTGTTCGGCGAAAGTAGCCTTGTCGGCCTGCTGTACATGCCGGGCTTCATCCACGTTCTGTGGGTAGGTAACACTTGCGCCTGTTGTTGCTATTGCTGCGCCAGTCCCATTCGCGACCCTTTTGCGGGCCATCATTTTAATGTCAATCATTGTTTATCTCCTTTAATGTTAGTTCTGCACTTCCCTCCGTCAGGTTTCTGTTGATGGCCTGCACAAAGAATGTTTTGTCCATGAATGCCTGGCGATAGTGGGTGAAAAGGTCGACAATGCCGTTTGTCCTGTCGGCAAAAGTCTGCTTCAACACCACACGTGGCTCATGGTATTCTCGGTAATAGGCATCGACATAGAGCTGCTCTGCCTTGGCTTGTTGGCCTGTCAGCGTGTTGCAGACCTGCAGCACACCATCACCCGAGGCCATATTGACAGGTGTTGAGAGGCAAGGCGTATTGACAATGCCCAACTGCACGCTCTCGTCATAGGTCAGTGCCGAAGTGATTTTAAACTCCAAATCATCCTTCTTATTGCAGAATGAAGTCTTGGCATCGCTCATATAAATGATGTCGTGTTCGTCACCCAAATGCTCTATGAGGCCATTATCGCTGTGGAGCTTCACTTCGAATTGTTTGATTTGAATACTGCTCACGTGTGCCAACAGGGGGACGGCATGCTCAGTCCATTTCGTGTGACGGAAGAAGGTGGGATGGCGGCGCGTAATGTCGCCCCACAACACATTGACCGGGCCAAGGATAACGAACCTTACGACACCGCTCACATGGTCGCGCTTGCGAATGGGGATAGCCATACCCTCGGTGTCAATGCCGCGCTTCCAGCTGATGTTGTTCTGCAGACTATATTCGCGACCGATGAGCTTATCGCCAATCTTGGGGTCGAAACCGATGGTGAAGCTCTGCTGATAATATTCATCATCGCTGCTGCATGCGGAGCGTTCTTTGTATTTGCGCCACTCAAAATCTTCAATCTGCGAGCCACTGCCTTTCTCCACCACACACTTATCGCCCACAATGAGCATGCAGGCCACCACGCCTATCTTACTAATGCGGTCGCTACCGTCGCCCACTGCACTGTAATTGTATTCATAACTCTCGGGGGCAGTGCTGGTAAAAGGATACCAGCCACCATCGCCCTGTTCGTCCCACTGTGGTTCCTCATTCAGTTTAGGGTTGGAGTCGGTCTGCTTCCAATACTTACACGTGTAGTATTTTTCGCTGCCGTTCTTATCTTTTACCACATTACCATACACACAGGCTTTCCCCTCTTCGATGGGCTTTCCGGAAAAAATATTCTTGGCAGTCCACTCTTTCGTCCTTAAATCTCGAAAAGTAGCGGTCTGTGCCATGATGGGGTTTAAAATCATTTTCCCCGACAGCACAATATAGTTGGTCGTCTGCTCATCGGCTGGCGAGAACACTCCACCTGCTTTCTTGCCCTCGTACACGGCATAGGGGATGGCTGCCCGCAAGTCAGTATCTTGGGGATAGGTGGCTTGTGCATCATCCTTCCCGTTGCCATTGACCGACAAAACTAAATAGTTATCCATGTCAATCTTCGCGATGGGACTGTTATCACCTCGCGCCATCTCCGTCGCAACCTTACCATAGGCCACCAACGCTGCTCCAAGATGACTACCAAGCCACTGCAGGTAAGCCTGCTGGTTACGTCCCGTCTGCCCGAAATAGTCCGAAAGGCTCATGCCGGCATGCGGACTATTGTCATGCATTGGGAACGTCCAATGGGGATGTCCCTTCACCCATATATACCAGTCGACAATGCTGGCAGCGTCATAGGCTGTAGTGCTATTGAAGACGAGGTCGCGGAAGCCCTCTATAGCCCGCTGGCCTGTGCCCCAGCTGATAAACTCATTCATATATTTTTGCTTGGCTGGAAAATCGCTCCGCAATGCGCTGTCCTCCAAAGGGCTCTCAATGAGCTGCTCCATTTTCTCGACTTTGCAGGTGAGCAGCAGCTGGTTGTACACCTCGCCAATGCTCATCGTCGTATCGTTTCCAATGACATCGCCGGTCCGAATATCCATCTTTCGATAGGGCGTTTCGCTGTTTTGCCCCGTCAAAAGATTCTGCCAGGTGATAGATGCTGCACGTTTTACACTCTCCCACGAAAAGATATAGAAGGTAAAGCCCACCTGCACCACATGCACATCAAGATATTTAAAGAGTTCGGTGAGCACTTCTTCCTGCGTCCACACATTGTCTTCTTCGTCGCTTAGGAACAGCAGTTCGTTGATAGATAGCTGCGAAAAGATACGATAGCGGCTGTCTGTTTGGTTATCAATAGCTTTGCTGCCGTCATAAAAAAGGCTCATACTGTGACCGCCAAGAATATCGATATGGCTTGTGAGACTTGTCAGCATCTCCGTGATTATCTCTTGAAAACTGCGTTGCCGAGCATTGGCCTTTACCTCATGATATAGTCGACCTATGCTACCCACATCGCCGTATTTGAAGCTCTTCAATGCCGTCAGTACATCGATGCAGCTCAGTTCAATCTCGTCGAACTCCTCGCTGTAACCTTGTGAATAGCTCTGCGGTTCCAAGAATCCAGCAAAGAGACATTCACCCTCGCGATAGATGTTCACTACTGCGTCGCGTAGGTCGGCGCAGAAGAGGTCTGCGACAAAGTTGCGCACCTGCAGACGGATGGTAGCCTGCTGGGGCAGCAGCACATCAAAGGTGTCGCTCACTTGGCTTTCAATCTCCACGGGATCATCCGTCCATTGAATGTCGCCCGTGTCCGCACTGATTTCTTGATTGTCGGTCTTGTCGCCATGCGTCACGATGTGCACCTCAATGCGCTCGTTCTGCTCGTTGTAATAATGTCCGTGTAAATACATAGGCTTTTACGTTATAATTTGATGTTGGTTTTGCGCCGATTGATACGTGTTTCGTTAGCCATCGCCAGCACAATATCACGTCCGCGCAAGCGCGCCTCCAATCGCCCGCCACCATTACCACCATCACCGATAATCGATTTTAGTTTATTCAGCGGTGCAATCACCTCAGGATTTGACCTTGCCCCGGCATATTCGCCCATGATTGAGAGTGTTGGTCCATAAACGATGCCACCGTCGGCAAAGGGCGTAACACCATTGATGAAGTTGAAGAGGCGGCTCTGCTGCGCCCCGTTGAGAATCATTTCGCCCGAGTTCACGCGAGCCAATAATTTATCACCACTTGGCGATGAGCCGCCCACAATGCCACCATTGGCAAATGCACCACTGATAGAGGCCAATGCGGCCACCACAGCAGCCACACCCGCGGCAATGGCAACAACGTTATAGGGGAACGGCATGCTGGCACCGCTGGCTGTAGCACTGGCAATGGCCATACCGCCCTTTGCTGCCGTATTCGTGATGGTTGCAGCCGTGTCGGCAGCTGTTGCAGCAGTATGTGAGGTCGTAGCCGCCGTTTCGGTTGCCGTAGCCGAAGCCTTCACGCCACTTGCTGCGGCACTGGCCTGTGTGACGCCCGTCAAGGCCTTGACGATGTCTACGATGCCGGCAATGCTCTGAAAGATTTGTATGGCGCCGTCTACCACGCCCGTGAGTGTCTCCCACGCATTGCGCCCGCCTTCAAGGGCGTTGGTCATCGACGTAATGCCACCGGCTACACCTTTCGCATCGCCCCACAGGTCAGTCAGATGCACATCGCTCTTGCGCAGCACCTTTTCATATTGCCCGTACGAGCCGATGAGTTTTTCAACCTCGCTGCGCTGACTTTTATCAAGCGGATGCTTCGTGTCGCGGAGCATATCCTGCAATTCCTTGATGCGCTTTTTCACACCGTCGAGCCCCATCACCTTGAGTTCCATCTTCAGCTCTTTTGCGTCCATGCCGTCCAGCTTTGCGGTCTCGGCATTCATTTCGGGCAGGCGTGTCATGCGGTTCAGCGCCTCCCGTTTCTGCTCCAACGCCACAATGGTTTCCCCGATGCTGCTGATCTCTTCGCCCGAGGCCTTCTTCTGCTTTGCCTGATAGTAGGTAATGGCTTCGTCGAGCTTCTCCATCGTGTTCAAGCGGCTGATATCCTCCGGAGCCTTCAGACCGGCAAGGGTTTCGTCCCACTTTTTCTTCAGGTCGCCAAGCGCATTAATCTGCTGCTGTATTTGCGTGCGCTCGGTGTCGGTGGCCGTCTTGAGCTTTTTCGTATAAAAGGCAATTTCGTTATCCAGCTGCTCATAGGTCTTTATCTCATCAAGACGCAATGCCACGTGCGAACTGTCCTCGAACGCCGTTCGAAGCGTGTTCAAACGCTTGATTTCGCTGTCGATACCCGCCAACTTCTCATTGCTGGCTTTCTTGCGCAACTGCTGTTGATATTGCAGCTCTGCATCTATCTTCTCTAACGTGTTCAGTTCCTTGGGCCGCTTCGCATAGTCGATTTCGGCTTGTATGACCGCGCCTAATTCCTTGTATTTCGCAATAAGTCGGGTGAGCTTCTGTATTTTTGCCGTGTCGGCCTTATCGGTCTTCTTCAGCTGTGCCTCGTAGTAGGAGATGTTCTTATTTACGTCATCAAGACTCTTTACCACGCGGACAGGCTTCTCCGTTTTGGAAGTAGTCTTTGTGCTGTTTGTTTTTACCCCCTGTTCACGCTTGTTAATCGCCTCACGCCTATTGACTTCCTTTTGCATTCGGCCGATTTCTTTGTTCAGGCGTTGGCGTTCGGCCGTTGCATCACCTTTTAACCGGGCAACATCTTGCTGCTTTTCCTCAATCTCCTGCTTGAGTTCCTCGGTCGTGGATGCTTTTAAATTTGTGTTCACCAACTTCGTGGACTTGCGCGACTGGTCTAACTGCTTCTGCGCATCCACCATGTGGCGAATAGCCGAGTCGTATTGCTTTTGCAAGCTGTTGACCTTCGAGGTAATCTCGTTGATGTCACTACCTAACTGCGTATAGTAATCCTTGCCACCTTTGGCATTCTCCCAGTTGTAATGCACCTCGCCCTTGGTGTCCATATATTGCTGCCCTAACTGCCGGCGTTCAGCCTCCTTGCTTTCCTTCTCCAACTGTGCAGCAGCTATCTGTGAGGACAACACTTTGGCCTGTGCCTCATAGCCCATCTGTGCACAGTAGACTTTGCTCTTTTCAATCAATGTGTCATACCATTCGGCTGCCGTGCGGTGATAACCGAAGCTCTCACCGTACTTCTTGTTCAACTCCGATACTTTCTTAGAGGCATTCTCGTGGTTATGGATGAGCGAGGCCAAACGGCTAATCTCTACATCCAGTTCGGCCTTCATATTAGACGAAGCCTGCGAAAAGGCATCTTCGCTCTCCTTGAGCTGATCTACGCTCTCAGCCGTATCCTCGGCTTCATCCCCCATATTGGTGAAAAGGCCGATGATGCCCGTAATAACAACCGACAGCCCCATGGTGAGTGCACCATAGAGAACCGTGACGGCGGCGCTTAGAGCCAGTGTTCCGCCAGCCGCCGTGTAGCCACTCATAGACAATATCCGTTGCGCGCCAGCTACTATTCCTTCATGCACGGCCAACAAGGCACCCTTGATGGCGGTCAGACTGAATGCAGCCCCGAGTGCTTGTATGGATGTGATGAGTTTGATGCAGCCGGCCACGCAAATCATGGCTTGTGCGGTGATGGTTACAAAGGGCATTGCGCCCTGAACCATGCTCCCCAACTTCTCCTTGATGTCCCCCAACGTGTTCTCTAATTGCTTCTGCTTGCCGGCATCGGTCTTGGCCAGTTCTGCATTCATGTTGCCGACATTGGCGGTAATCACCTCTGCCAGCATGGCGGCACGTTCGCTTTCCGTGCCATATTGAAGTACATGTGCCTGTGCTTCGTCAAACGTGATGCCCACACGTTGCAGCACAGCCGTCTGCCCCTGCATGGCCTTACCCATCATGTTGCCGATACCCACGGCATCTTGGTTGGTAGCATTGAGACCGTTCTGTTGGGCAATGAGGTTATTCATGGCCGGTATCAGCACATCAAGGCTTTCCTTCTGTTTTAAGAATGTAGCCATCTGCTGGGCACCGCTGAGCTGCACTTCGTCGCCGATGACACCCAATTCCTGTTGTGCCGAACAAAGGTTTTTGATATGCTGTATCTCCTCATCGGTGCTATTCATGCGCTGCCGCATGATGGTCTCTAATTGTGTTTCAGCGACCAACTGCACCTGATAGGCCTCTGTCAAATCCTTAAAAACGCCCTGCAGCTCACCGATGGCATTCTGTAATACGCTCACAGCTTGTGCAGCTTCACTCCATGTGAGCACGTCGCGCTTCAACCTTTCGGCTTCGTTCTGCACACTACGAATGACACGCCCCATCTCTTCGGCATTGGCTGTCACGCGCTTTGCGCCGCCGTCATCGTGTATTTTGATTAAAAAACTAACCTCTTTTGCCATTGTTTCTTGCTTTTTTATTATCTTTGCCCCAACAACTATTATAAACAGTACTTATGTTAGCGATTCATTGGACACCTGTTTTTAGGCTCATCAATGAGCATCCCATTGCTTCAGTCTTCACCGTAGCCGTTTGTCTTGTGGTGATTACCTTTGGCCTGCTCTTTTGCATCGGTGTGATGAAACACAAATAACGTTTTCTTTATTTCAATCCTGCGGCCGCCTTAGCTTCCCTATAGCGCCGCTTCAATTCCTCGTTGCTGATTTCTTCTTGTGACTTTTTCGCTTCTTCCTCCCACGGGAACTGCATCACGTCGCGAGGTGAGAGTGTGTTCTTGCTGTAGGGTTGCAGCATGCAGAGGCAAGCCATGCGCAAGCGTTCCCATTCGCCACGCTGCTCGTTCTCATGCCATTCGTGCCACGCCTGCCATGCCGCTTGAAACTCGGAAGGGGTGCATCGGCAGAAGTCGTTCAAACTCATTCCCATGCACCCCAACGCAATACCTTGCAGCTCTTCGATGCTTACGCCCGAGCCTTCAGCGTCGTTTTTTTTTCGGCATCGCCCATCTGTGCATAGAAGCTATTGAGGCTGTCGGGCTCGAGCAGGTCGGCAAATGTCTCGAAGTCCACGTCGAACGCCACATCGTCAGCCTTGCACGCACTCTGCACACAGCAATAGATGAACTGCACAAGCTCACTGATGTCGCTCTGATTGAGCTGGCTCACATCTTTGCCTGTGGCGCGCTTAAAGCGTACCATCGCACCCATGGTCACGCGGCAGGGATATTCCCGTCCGCCTACCTTCAATTTCTGTAGCTGTTTCATATACCTTATTTATATCTGCTATCTGATTTAATGACCACTTGCAGCAGGCCTTGCAGCAGGTGAAGCTTCAGTGAGACCTGTTCCCTGTTTCTCCACTTTTCCGCAGTTCTCCAAGTTCAGGCTATACTTACCGTCGTCGCCGGCCTGACCATCAAGTTCAAGCGATGTGATAATATACTTGCCCTTGTAACCGCCAGCTGACTTGCCTGTGCGTTTATCACCATCGCGCAGACCATAGGCGGCATCAATGGGTTCGCCTGCTAACATTTTCTCTTTCAGTTGATCGTAGGTGGGCATGTCATCGTCGCCATCCGTGAGCACGCAGCCGTCGGCCGAGATACTCTCCGAAAAGCTCTTCACATACTTTTCCTTCCACTTGCCGCTTGCGGCTTCCTTGGTCACACGCTCACCTGTCTCGGTCGATGTGCTTACCTTGCAGCCCGTTGAAAAACCGAGGGCCTTACCGTCAACACTCAGAATGAGGTTGGTTCCGTCTAAAACACTTTTTGCCATTTTTTCTTTATGATTAAAATTAATACTATGCCAGTCGCCACCCCAGCCACATAGGCGAAGAAGAGCATTCTCAGGTCATTGAAATGCGTTTCTTTTTGCATTTGAGCAGTGTTTGAACGCCGCTTGTGCTGCGTCTGAATTTGCTGTCGCAACGTTTCGATGCGCTGCTCATAGCGTGCGCACTGCACCTCCAAACTATCACATCCCGCTTCGATAATGATTTGCGCAGGGCTTTCTTTGTCTGCCGAGGGCCGACGGCTCACTTTCACGTGCGCCTGTCCTTTGCGAGCGGTGTAGCCTGCGCCTACGGGCAGAAGGGAAAGGCTGTCTTCAGCCACGCTTAGCGTCACCCGCGACTCGGGTACCATTACCTGCTGCTGCCACCGTGCGATGCTGGCCATCTGCCGTGTCGTTTCCTTCTGTTCGTGACTTTCCGCGGTGAGGCTTTCCCTTGTCGCCGTCTTCACTGAGCGACAGCTCACTGCTGACAGGACAGTTAACGCGATGAGGACACAGCTGAATGGCCTCGATAGCCCGCGAGAGGCGGTTGAGGGCGCGGCGTGTCTTGTCGTTCTCGCCACGCAGTTCTTCCATCTTTTCATAATTGATGCGGTTTTGTTTATGAAGTCCTACAAGCTCTGCACTCACCATGTCATACATCTGCTTGTAGGTATCTTCCACTTTCTTCTTCTCTTCCACCGTCCTTAAGCGGCGGTTCGCAATCCAGGCAATGGCAGCACCGATACCGCCCGAAGGGATAGCCCATTGCAGGATTTGGAATATAGTCTCTGCCATTGTCGTTGATTTTTATCGTTAAACTTGTCGGATACCTATCGAGCGCAGCCAAGTTGGAACATCGAAACTCGGGCAGGCTTTGCTGGGATTCAGCTCATGATGCCCCACAATCTTCACCTGTGGGAATCGCGCGTGGAAGTCCTCCACATAGCGTTTCAATGCCTCGCGCTGCGCCTCGGTGCGCGTGTCCTTCGGTTTCCCTGCTTTGTCGCAGCCACCCACATACACGATGTGCCTCGATATGCTGTTATAGCCTGCTGCACCATTGGTCACCTCCCACGGGTCAACCTGTGCGTCCTCGTTGTTATTAACGAGTCGCTCCACGCGCCCGTCAAGATGTATCATATCCGTGTAGCCCACCTGCTTCCAGCCACGGCCACCCTGACTGACGGGCGCAGTGTGCCAGCGGCGGATTTCGTCCGCGCTCACCTCACGCCCCCCGGGGGGGGCCGGGGGGTGGGGAACGGGATATTGCATTGGGCTTGTCAC